TACTGTGGTCTGTTCTATTCTCTCTACAGGTTTTAGTCCCGCCCTATCCAGTAAGTCCTTGATTGCCCCAAGGCGTACCGAATCGCTTTCTGACGTTTCTGCCAATTCCGATAACCACTTAATACTAGAAGGTACATGGTCTGCCAATACTTTTTGAGTCTGCTCATTTATTTCCTTTCTTAAAAGATTCTTTAGTTCGTAGCCTTTCTGTTTAGCTGTCTTCTGTGAGTAGCCAGCCTCGATTGCAGACTGGGTAGCATTACCTGTCTTACTGTAGATATCTATGAATTTGTCTTGTCGTTCTGTCATTAGAAGAATGCCCATGATTTAGGCATAGATGCCTGTTGTCTTGCTCTCCAATCTCTATCCATTTGTTTTACAAACGCTTCATGCTGTTTATTAAACTCTGCTTGTTTTCTAGCCTGTTCTTCTTGTTGTTTTCTCGCTTGATCTATAGCCATCTTATCAGCAGCTTCAGCTAACGAATTCAATCTAGCAGCCTCAGCAGCATTGCGCTCTTCTTGCGCCCTTTCTTGAGCCTGTCTATCTCTTTCTTTAGCTTCCCTAGATAAGCGAGCCTTATCCTGTCTGTCCTCCGCTCTGGCAGCTTCTTCCCTTAATTCTCTAGCTCGTGTCTCATCTGCTTCTTTAGCACGTCTAGCGTCTGCTGCTATCTTCTCTTGGGCTATTCTGTCTTCCCTTGCTTTCGTCATTATCTCGTCAAGTCTTCTGCTCTCGCTCTCAGGAACCATTTGCTCTTGAATGATATTAGCTGCCTCAACAGCTTGCTCGTCTTTCCTCACCTGGGCTTCTTCAATTAATCTTGCTATATTAGCTTCTGAGATTGCTTGCTGCTCTGGTGTTACTGCTCCATAGAGATCTTCAGAATAATGAATTTGTTCACCAAACACATCTCGATTAGAAAGGGGTAGTTCATCAGGGTTATCCCATGGTTGACTAATATCTATTATACTTAGGTCTTGTCTCTCTGGAAACCAATCTTCCCTACTTGGTGTGAAATCCCATTCAACTGGACCTTGATATGGTGCAAATGCTCCTTCTGGAAGTAGAGGGGGAATATTTAAATCAGGCTTCAGATCAAACCGCAATCTCTGTTCTGGAAATTCAAGAGGTAAGTCTCTGTTATATATTCCTTCTTTATTTATATCAGCAGATCTTCCAGCTTCCTCAATGGCATCCATAAAAGAGTAATTAGGGTAGGTTTTATTTCTAAATGATTTAGAGACTTCATCACCAAACTGATAAACGTGGCCTAATGCGTTTAATACAGGAGATGGAAGAGGCGATCTTTGCGCTAAGTCTTGTGCGCTCCCCCTAAGATAATCATCCCTCCCAATACTACTTCCCGGGACTCTTCGCTGAGTTTTAAGGTCAGCAACATAATCTCTATGTTCTCCATACTGAGAAGGGCTTACACCTGATAGAGCGCCAAGCCCTATATTATGTGCAGAATCCCATATTCCAGCTGGATTAAACCCCTGAACACCAGCCTTAATTGCAGGTATTGCAGTATCGGCTGCATCAGCTAGGAATCCACGCATTCCGCTAATTGGGTTAACCATTACTTTTTCTTCTTTGCTTTCCTGTAAGCAGCATATCCCTTCTTGGTATAGGGATAATGTTTGGTCTTACCTGATTTAGTCTTTAGTTTGGGCATATTAGATGTTCCTTATTTTACCTTGGATAACCCTCCGCTGAGTGGGTAGGATATATATATATTTGTAAAATCAGAGGGGGGTGGGGCCCCCGATGATGGCACCGGAGGAACGAGGAGCCTTATAGTAGACGAACCGACGGAGGAGGTTCGACATTGCCGTTGGTGTGGGCTGTTAGAAGTCCTAGCGAGCGAAGCGACAGCCAGGACTTCAGACGAATCCGAAGGATTCGGCAATGGTTTGAACTGTCGTGTGTGTGTGGGGGAAAGATGTACCAAATAGCTGATCTATGCTTACCCTTCGGGTCGGGCTATATCTTACTAAACTCGTCCCTCGTTAAGTAAGACGGAGCCTAAAGTCTCCGCCCATTCGGGTAACCATCCCTAAGCTGATTAGCTTCTGTGTCTGTTGGAATATATTTATATATTCTAATCTGTACCTTTAGTTCATTCTCGATCATATATTGAGATTCCTGTATCAATCTCGATATATGATGAGACTCACGACGTTGTATCTCGTGCCTTCTGTTACTCCGCTTCTACTCAGGGTTTAACCTATGGGACAGCAACAGCGTTTGATAATGAAGAAGACTCTCTACCTTGCCGGAATTCCCAGCAAGAGGGAAGAGAATAATATTCTCCAAAGGCCATGAATAAAAGTAACACTTTCTCTATACCCTGTGATAGACTTCTGTACATGGAATCAATCAACACAACAGGAGCCAGAATGTTAAGAATCCTAGCCAAGCATCCGACTGAAGATCGGCATGTAATCATCACTTACCTTCAAGATGGCTACTCCGAAGTAAATCTTTCGGAGAAGTTACCCTACAAAGTTACCTCCGCAGTGGAGGATTCATTCATTGGTGCCTCGATGTTCGGCTGGACTGCACCAGTTGCAGATGCTGCCCACGCTTGGGCATGTCAGGTGTGCGATGATGTTTCCCAAACTCGGGCAGTATTACGACACAACTACACCGATCAGGAAGTCGGTGATATACTCAAGACGTACCATAAGTAATTGGTCCATCGGGCTGGCATCCCGTCACCACTGCCTTAACCCTCAACAGGAGATAATATTATGTCATTAATTGAATTATTTTTAGGCGTAGCAAACAACAACGACAAGGAATGGTTGCTTCGGTCATTCATCAACCGCGCACTCGGTCACGATATGCAGGTGCAGAAGAAAGAACGCAGTCTCTCGAGGAATCTCGGGGAAGATGCATCTCACCAGAAAGAAGTAGAAGACCGCTTCGTCTTTGGTGAGTCAGGAGATGAGCCACGCAAGGACAACCAGCAGGAAGTCGAGCGATGGTGTAACGCTATCAACTTGGTTCCTTTTACTAACTTACAGAAGAAAATACTCGTCAGGGAACAAGTGGTATACCTGTCTCAACTGAACGAGAATCCCACGCACTCAGAACGGACCATCAAAGAATGGACGAAGGCTCTGGAAGGACAATTCGAGACTGAGGAACTAGCCAAAGGATACGCGATAGCTATGCTTGACCAACAGGCTGCGAATAGCGTCTCAGATTGGACAGAGTTTGGAAGATCTGTTGAACTGGATGTCATCGCTGAGATTCAGAAGGGGGAGAACGAAGAAGGTTATCCCGAGGAAATGGATGACGTAATCAAAGATAGGGTTGAGAAGATGATAGGGTTCTTAGATCGTAGACCCAACATCAGAGCACTGGGCAAGCGGTTCGAGTTGGTTCATATGCTCAAGGCTTAACATCACTGGGAGGACTTGGCTTCGGTCAGGTTCTCCCGCTCTCTCTCATTATTAAACGCTGTAAAAAAAATTTTTAACAGCTATAAGGTTCGGATGTCGCTGCGCTCCATCCTGCTCTATAACGACCTAACAGCACATAAACAGCGGGGATCAGGCTGAGGTAGAGAGGCAAAATGGATCAGGTTGAGGGAGAGAGGCAAAAGTAAACTTGACAAATGGTAAAAAGTGTGATACAATCGAGGGGTTTCAAAGAGTTAAAGAGATTAACAAGTAAATTAGGAGACAGTTATGGATAAATGTGAAGAGATGTTTTATAAGAAATCAAATGAGGTTCAGATTATTATGGATAAACTATATGACCTTACCAATCAAATGCAATTCTACTTGTCTGATCTTGAGGCATTGAAGCATGAGTTCGGAAGTTTCGATGCTGATCTTGACGAGCCGGACTTACATGGTAAGGAAGAATTCGATCACGCTGTTGAGCATGGCGATACGCACCCGACTTTACCTTAAATAACAATGACTTACGGAGATTTATCATGTTACACTATAGTGATAGAGAAGATACAGGCAGACATTTAAATATAATATGGGATGCTCTGTATGGAATACCAATTAAATCTGATCCAGAAAAAGATATTCGCAATGCAGAAATTAGTGATAACCAATGGTTAGATATATGTACTGCAATGGCTTGGATAACTGAAGACTTAGCTACGGAGATTAATCATGGATAGAATTAGCGACAATAATAGTATGTATATTATTCACAATGAAATAATAGATGAGGACTTAATGGAGCAGTCATTAGAGTTGGAACAGTGGGCGCAAGCATTAGAAGATGATGGTCTTGATAACTTTAGTATAGAACAGGAGATATAATGTCACACTTTTACGGATGTGCTCAAGGTAACAGACGTCATGCTTCAAGAGGTGGTACCAAGAAGTCAGGCTATCATACTATAGCTGCCAGTTGGGATGGAGCTATAGAAGTTAAGTTAGAGTATGATGCTAAACTTGATACGAATTTCTACGTAGTCTATCAATCGGAGTGGCATGGTAAAGGAATTAACAAGCTAATTGCCAGAGGTATTATTGGAGAGGAGGGGGATGCTTAGACTTCCTAGAATATTTAACTTTAGGTGTGACTGACTTGCTTGGGTAGCGGTTATGTTTAGCTACCAAGTTACGCCTCTTATAGCGTTTATTCTTCTGGGTTAGTTTGTCGTCATAATCCATTAGATGTTCCTGTTATACTTATAACCCATAAGCAATAAGCCATTGATATTAAAGGATAATTTAGCAAAGGGTATTTCGTATACAAGATTGCTCTCTATAGGGGGCAGGATTCATGCTTGACAAATGATTAAAAGTATGATATAATATACGCCTTACTAAACAATAAGTTAGAGGTCATGGGTTATAATATATGAGTCAGTTAAAAAGAATAATAACTAAGGCAGAGAATTGCTTTCAAAGATGTGTGATTGAATTAAGAAAAACTAAAGGAGTATCAGGCATACCTATAGATGTGTACCTTAATACCTGCCTGGATTGTGTAGAGATGGTGAACAAACTACCCAATTTATCCAAGACAGAGAGGCACAATGCGAGACAGAAGATATTTGCTGTATACTTTAAGCTACAGAAGTACAGTGGGCCAGAGAGACAAACTAGACACGCATTCCCAGATGGGAAGGAGACACATATGGAAACAATTGATAAGCCATTAGTATCAGCCAACTCTTACAAGGGAGGGCTGGGGTTTAGCAGTGTAGCAGATGGTTTATTCCTGCAAAATTCAGGGTCTAAGTCTAACCCATACTGGAAGCCAACTAAGACAGCACCAGTAAAGACTCTACCTAAAGAGGACTACCCTTCTATGATGTATGAGTATGAAGAGAGGCGCTTGGATGATGCTCGTCTAACTATGGCTGAATTCCATGAAGAAATGGAACAAGAAAAAAGGGAGGTGCTACATGACTTGCGACAACTGCGGGAGAAAGGCAACCCAAATAAGAGAAGAGTACCAATTATGTGACAGATGTTACACCAAAAGATTTAGCACCATAACTATTGACGGTAAGAATATGAAAGCGCCAGCAGCACTCAAGCTACAGCTAGAAAAGATGGGGCTTGGTCGTAAAGAAGGTGAGTCTATGGCTGACTGGTGTAATAGATGCAGGGCATGGGCTACTAATTCAAGATATTGGAAGTCGATGGAGGCGAAAGCATGACTACTTGGAAACACTGTGAACGCATGGTTGCCAAGCTACTGGGTGGTGAGAGAACTGGTTGCAATGGTGAGTCACGTAGAGATGTTGAGCATGACAGGTGGAGTATCGAGGTCAAACACCGCAAGACTCTACCCAAATGGTTGCACTCGGCTATGAAACAGGCGGAGATAGAGGCGGAACATAGAGTACCCATCGTGGTACTGCATGAAAAGAACTTGACATATGAGGATTCGTATGTTATAATGCGTTTAAATAACTTTACTAAGGAGACTGACAATGCAAAATAGACGGTACATTGATCCGTTCTTTGGTTCTTTAATGGATGAGCTATTCTCACCTATGAAATATGGGCAAAGAGCAATAGATCATGTAGGAACCAGAGACAAACCTACTATTGTTACAAGAGGGGAGTGGGTCGAGAAGAAGTACAAAGCATGGCGTGAAGATGATGGCTCTTACCATGAAGAGTTAGTTGATGATAGTGACATACCAAAAGGTGCCGAAATAACAAACGGAGACTGACATGGCTACAAAGAGTGAGTTCTTAAACGAGTTGTACAAAGATAACGGATTGGTTAAGGAAGAGGACACATATGAACTGTCCTTTGGTAAACGATCTGTTAATATCATAACCCGTACTGGTATCGAGAAGATACAGTACCATAACAACATCACTGTAACCTTTGGTGTGGAGTCTATTAGCCCTGAGTTTGTGGTGGTCAAGGCTACCGCTAAGAAGGGTGATGTGTCTGTTGAATCCTATGGTGAAGCGTCACCTCAGAACACACAGCAGAAGTATCCTGTTGCTATGGCTGAGAAGAGAGCATTGTCTAGGGTGATACTCAAGATCACTGGCTTCTACAAGTATGGAGTCTTTGGTGAAGATGAATCAGATGACTTTAAACAGGGGAAATAACATGGCTAAGTCTGACCGAAGAAAGAAGAGCAACAAAGAATGCACCATTGATATAGGTATATACAATGAAAGAGTAAGATTGTTTATCCAGTCTTCCGATAAAGTCTTTGAGCAGCTTGGTAGCTGGGGTTGCAAGTGGACAGACATAGGTATAGGTGTACTCGATAACATGCAGGAGGCTTATGAAGCGGTGGAATCAGCAAAGAAACAGAAAGAAAAAGAATACGTTGCGTCCAATATCGAAGGCTTATGGGACACTACGACACACGCCCACTATTACGACGATTACTCTACTTGATGAGCCATTCGGTGATGGTAGGTTTGAGGGTAGAAGGTACTGGTTTGCCAGGTGGTGTCATAGAAACAGACATAAACATGCACCATCTGGTAGCACATGGGAAGAAGTATTCAAAATAAAAGAGGGGGTAACCCTGCTTGACTATATTAAATTTGCTAAAGAGAATAAACTAGGAGAAAGATATGCCATTCAAGACAAGTCTAGGAGAGACAATCTTCAAACAAAAGTACGCATCTAATCCCTATGAAACATGGGAAGATAGAGCGCACACTGTAGTTAACTGGGTATGTGGTGACATGGATGGCGATAAGAATAATCTCATGGCAAAGAGTGACAGGGATGAGCTTACCCAATACATCAGCGAGTTCAAGTTCATGCCAGGTGGTAGGTACCTATGGTATTCTGGCAGAGATGCTAGGTTTTTTAACAACTGTTATCTGTTGAGGTTAGAGGATGATAGCAGGGAGGAGTGGGCTGGATTGTCACAGAGGGCAATGTCCTGTCTTATGACTGGTGGAGGTATAGGTGTTGATGTTAGTATTTGTAGACCATCAGGCAGACAGTTACGCAGGACAGGTGGTGTGGCATCCGGCCCCATTCCTTTGCTCCATACTCTCAATGAGATAGGGAGGAATGTAATGCAGGGTGGTAGTCGTAGGTCTGCCCTGTATGGTAGTATGAACTGGCAGCATGAAGATGCTAAACATTTATTAAGTGCTAAGAACTGGCACGAGATGTACTTAGGAAAGCAGAAAGAATATACAGTAGCAGACATGAAGAAGCTAGACTTTAACTACGCTGCCCCACTGGATATGATGAACATCTCTCTTAACTATGATGATGATTGGTTAAGCGGTAACGGTAGCAATGTATTCACAGAGAATTGCAGGCAAGCACTGATGACAGGTGAGCCTGGATTCTCTTTCAACTTTGGAGACAAACAAAATGAAACTTTACGTAATGCTTGTACGGAAATTACGTCGGAAGATGACAGTGATGTCTGTAATCTTGGCTCTATTAACCTTGCGAATATTGAAACGATTGAGGAACTTAAGGACGTGGTTAATCTCGCGTCTAAGTTTCTTGTTTGTGGGTTAATCAGAGCGCACCTACCTTACGATAAGGTTGGCAAGGTAAGACAAAAGAATTCTCGTATTGGTCTAGGCTTGATGGGGCTACATGAGTGGCTGTTAAAGCGTGGCTACAAGTACGAGATGAATGATGAACTAAAACAATGGATGAAAGTATATGATTCAGAAACTACCAGATCAGCTAATGAACACTGTGATAGATTGTTTCTTAACAAACCTAAAGGATACAGAGCCATTGCACCAACAGGAACTATTGGCATCCTTGCTGGAACTACTGGAGGAGTTGAGCCAATCTATGCAGTCGCATACCGTAGACGGTACCTTACAGATGGAACACGATGGAAGCATCAGTTTGTCGTGGACGGTACGGCTCAAGCCCTCATAGATAATGGCATCAAGCCAGATGATATAGAGTCTGCTGTTGATCTGGCAACTGAGCCGGAGAGAAGGATCAAGTTTCAGTATGAACTACAGAAATATGTGGATCATGCAATTAGTTCCACGATCAATCTACCTGAGTGGGGTACTGAGCTAAACAATGAGGACAAGGTGAAAGACTTTGCTACTATAGTAAAGAAGTATGCTAGTGGTTTAAGGGGCTTAACCGTCTACCCTGATGGATCAAGAGGCGGTCAACCAATCTCCACTGTACCTTATGAAGAAGCACACTCTAAGAAGGGTGTCATCTATGAGGACAACAGTGAGGAACAATGCTTATCAGGAGTATGCAACTTATGATTACTAAAAGATGTAGTGGACACAAAAAAGAATGGGCATGTATTGAGGACTACCCAGATCATCAGGTTCCAATTGAAAACTTTAGCGGAAACCCAACAAGTTATGATGGAAGGTGTTCTCGATGCAAATCATGTGATGCATTGCAGAAAAAGGTAGAAGGTTTTAATACGAAACTCAACCCAAAAAGCAATGCTATAAGCAAGATAGCTTATGATTATGTAGGTAGTTCATCAATGTTTTATAAGCTACCTAAAAACGAGAGGTCATATTATAGGAAGATGGCTACAATGGAGTGGTCAAATACTGTTCATATAGGCCTGCATTCTGTTAAGGCTAAACGAAAACAAATGGATCTGCATGAAGTAGCTAGGCCGAGCAGAAAAAGATCACCTCATACTGAGGTTGATGACCCAAGAGGTTCCGTTTATATCTTCAAGGATCACATGAAGTCTGAGCCTGACCTTTATAAAGTAGGTGCTTCTTGGAAACCAAAAGATAGATTAAGCGAAGCTAATGTATGGGGAGACTTTGAAGCTCTGTTCCAGTCTCGTCAGGTAGATGATCGCGCCAGCTTAGAGAAAGAAGTACATCAAGCTCTCTCTAAGTATAGAGTCAAAGGTGAATGGTTTCAATGTGATAAGGCTATTATAATCAATAAGATAGAGGAGTTAGTTGATGCTAGAAAAGAGCAAGCGGTGGCATAACAGAAAGTATCTTGACTGGATAGCTACCTTACCTTGCGCTAACTGTGGGCTAGAGGATGAGACTATAGTACCACATCATGCTATTAACATAGGATCTATAGCAGGGAGGGTAGGTAATAAAGGACTTGGTTTGAAATCAAACGACTGGTTAGCAATGCCATTGTGCCATGGTTGTCATAGTGGGCTACACAGTGGAGACAAAATAATCCTATCCGGTCAGCCACTATTTATTTTCGATACACTTGACAAAGCATTTAAATATGATATAATAGGAGAGGTTAATGATCTCAGAAGAAAGAGTAGAAAAGTCTCTAGTGTACCTAGC